GTAGGTCTGAATCGTGTTCCAAATCTTTGCGTGAATAGTACTGTTGCCCAAAGATGTGTCAGCGTCACCTGAACACACCTGGCCTAACTTCCTATATTTCACATGCGACCGAGTCGCCCCTTTTTGAGCTGTTGCACGCGCTTCAAGAACGATGCGAACACTTCTGTCCGGCTGGACATACATACAATCACTAGACCACCCGTTTAAAGCATAGGTACTCATGGCTGTGTCAAAGGCCTCTATGTCAAACGCAATTGGATCAAGACCCATTGCAACACACTCCTCATACCACCTACCAAGTTCCTCGCTAGTGTAACCGATGGCTATTGTTATATTCTCAAAAATTGACAGTGCAGTCATAAACGCTGTCTTTATACCCAACATGTAAGTTCCCATACTTGCTGTTACTTTGTCTGTCCTACCCTGTATTAGTCTTGGACGCTTCATAGTCTTACCACCTTCTACAAAGGCCAGTATCTCCATTTTCACGAAACTTTTACACTTCAGGTCTGATCCAGATATTCCTTGTTGGGCGTCTTCGTAGCCTATCCGCAGCTCGTTCTTCCTCGATGAAGTGTATCCCTGCAGAAAAGCGTCTAAAGACACCGGTGGTACTAATCCTTTAAAGCCCCTAATAGTAGTCCAGTATTTACTCCTCCTCCATGTCCTCTGTGTCAACCTCCATTGTTTCTCCACTTCCTTGCCATTGGTTTGCCACAGTTGTGTCTGACCAACCCGCGACACCACTGCAAAGATCTCATTGTGTTGGCAATTACGCCAAACGAGAGGTCTACTCATGTAGTGTGTTGGACCTGCCAAATAAACTGCGGACTTACAGTCGCAGACCTGTTCTTCAACAGGAACCGACAGCAATTCGAAATACTCCTTTGGAGAGGTGTTGAACTTACCATAAACGTTCACCAGTTCGTGCGCACAAACGCTTGGATACTCCTTCCTGCCTCTAGGGAAGTTGAACAAGCCCGCTTGTGCCACATCAGCCTTCAGTGACCCACTCATGGTCGGTTGTTCCACCTTTTGTGGACATGAACGGCCATGTGGATTGGTAGTAAATAAGTAAAGCAATGCATGAAGAAGGTTGGAATGTATAGATCTCCTTGTTCTTCAGCGTACGCTAAGGCCCATTCTGTACTCACCAAGTACCAGAAACCACCTTCTCGCTTCCAAACTTCTTCTATTATTTCCGCATCAGGATGGTTGACTAATTGGCCTTT